TAATTTATTCCTGGCTCTACTGGAGTTATTGCCCAGCTTCCATCTGCCTGTAAATAATGAGTGCTTAAGCCATCGTATAAACTAATTACAAAATTCATATCTGTACCAAATAGAGGATTTGGATTTTCATATTCAATGATAAACTTTACTCGCTCTTGTACAGTTATATTTAATGTTACCGGTATTAAATTATTATTTTCGTAATAGTCTGTCAATACAGGATAAGTGCCTCCCGTAGTGTAAAATATTACTCCCCCAGTTGGGTATAAACCTGCATACATTGTGCCTGTTTTAGTGTAGCCGGGAATAGTTACAAAAGCACAAGGACCAATAGGATCCCCTCCGCAGGTTTGACCTGCACCTGCTAAATTAGGATTAGCTAACATTTCATCTGTATTTTCAATCTTACCATACAGATATGACATTGACGCATTTTTATATGGTCTGTCAATCATTTTCATCTGGTCAGTATTGATATGAAAATAAGGAGCTGCTATTATGCCCTCGCTCTCGCCACCCAAAACCAAATCTAAATTCTCGGTAACTGTCGGCTGATCATAAATCCTGTACCCATCTAAATATCTTCTAAATACTAAGTCACCGTCAACTGCTAACTCTGTCGGTCTATAAATATACCACTCGCCACCGCTTTGTATCATTACCGCAGTCCATTCCTCTAGTATTGATCTAAGCACATCTTCACAGTTCATTGGCGTAAACTGATCATCTTTTAGATAACGCTCTGCATTTACATAAGCCATGTCTAAAGGATCGTAAGAATCGCCTTGCGTCATGCTAGTTTCATAAATATTAACACAAGTATTTAGCACTAAACTAGGTGCATCTAACCTAACCAGACAGGCTTCTATGACCTCAATAAAACTCTGCTTACCTAAATAAAAGTTTCCATCATTCTGGACATAACTTAAGTTTTTAAGCAAACCTAATCCATCAACTGCATTCACAGATATAACATAAGGTGCAAATGTAAAAGACTCCTGACATCCATCTGGAATGATAAAGCCTTGCCAGATTAAATCCTCAAAGCCTCCTGGACTAACATAACAAACACCTGCTGCATTTGCATAGGCTTGCCCCTCTGCCGTAAATCCGCTATCAGCATCTGCTAGAGCCTGAGCTGCTGCTTGACTTGTCACGCTATTGTAATTTTTAGTAAACACCTCTAAAGAACCCTCACCAGATGCGCAGGATGTTTCAAACACGGCTGAACGTATTGCCGTATAGGTTGTTGCTGAATATGTAGTGTAGGTTTCTATAAAAATATCAGTTGTCGGCACTAAGCTAACATCAATAGAAAACGGATAAGTTGTTGTCCTTTGTGTAGGCAGTCCAGTAATCTCTAAATTCATTCCCGGTATGCCACCCGCTGATGGTCCTGCTGCAAAAGGTTTTATTAAAACAGTATCGCCCTGATTTATCTCAAATGAACCTGATGCCGTAGTAAACTGTAAAACCTCGCTTACGCCATTAACAAATATTTCTAAATCCATCTCTGCTGCAACCTCACTCATGTCCCAGTTAACAGTCAAGGTGCATGGCTTTTGTTTACGATAAATCTGCACCATAAACTCACGCTCATTTTCTGTATATAAGTCCTCTAGCTCCAAGTTTTCAGTTGCTATTAGATTTAACGTACACTCAGAACCGATAATAGGCTCTAGCTTATTGCTAGATGTATTCTGATAGTTAATCTGTATAGGATTTTGTTGAGCATCAATTTCTATAGATGGACCTGCATAATCTAACTGCGAGATACTGCATAAGTATTCATCTGGAAAGCAATCGACTTTCCGAGTATCTCTGTCGCTATAAAACGTAAAATAATATTTTTGACTGTAACTCATGGTCCGAACCTCTGTAATTTTGCACCTGCTCTGTTTAACACACCGATTAAGTTAGTACCTGAAATCTCAAATACAACCCGACCACCGCCAAAGTCTTGAGCAGATCCTGCGGCACTTGTACTAATTGTTGATGATGCTTGTGGTATAGGTGCTTGTTGTTTCTTTTTAAATAAAGATGCAATCCCTGCTATTGCAGCAACTCCTGCTAAGATAGGTAACAATGCGCCTCCGGTTGCAGCCGTTCCAGTTGCTAATGCAGCAGTCCCACCACTTGCAGCTGCCGTTCCCCCAACTGCTCCTACTGCCTTTCCACCTATTCCTAATAGTGTGCTAATGCCACCTAATAAACCACCGCCTCCAGTTTTTTTACTTTGAGTAAAATCTTTACCTGAACTAATAGATAATAAACTTGTTACTTGCCTTGCTGCATCACTAGCAATTACTGAAAGTAAAGTATTTAATAATGCTTTGCCTAAGCTATCAAAAGATAGCTTACCATTCATTAAAATGTCATTAAAGAAAGTTTCAAAGTTAGTCTGTAATTTAGGCAATAATTGCTCATTGACATATATCTGAAAATCGGTTAATCCTAATTTTAAGGTATTGCCAAAATCTTTTGCAATTACTGGCGATGTAGCTGCTAATCCCTCAGCTATTCCAACTGCTGCATTTACGCCAACTTCCTTGCCTTGAGCCTTTATTTGATCTGGGCTAATAGCTAATAATTGAGTTTGTAGTTTCTTAATAATACTGCTATCAGCAGTAAATCCAATACCAATTAAATCATTTATTGCTTTTTTTAAGGCAGTTACTCTTTCTTCATTACCCTTTCCAAATGTTATACTAAAATCAGATGCTATTTGCTTAAAATCTAAACTTAATGCTTTTAATATATCTGATTGAGTTTTTATACTCTTATTTTCTTTATCTATTTTATCATTAAATTTAGGATCAATCTTAGATTTTTCAGTTGTTATAGATTTTTCAAGTTGTAGATTTTTATCTGTAAGTATGTTAGTGTCTGATGTTAGGTTAAAAATTTGCTTGTCAATTTCTTCTAACTTTTTCTTAGCTTTTATTTCATTATTTGTAGCCGTAATACTTCCTGTGCCATCTTGACCAGCAGCACCTATTGATGCTAAACTTATTGCAGTTGCTTTACTAACTAATGCTTGTTGTTTTAATTTTTCAGTAGTTAAATCAATTACTTTCTGCTCATTCTCTAATTGTCTTGTAGAATTTTTTGTAATTAAATCAGCAGCGGCTTTTGCTCTTGCATTAGCTAAAATAGATATAGTTAATAAATCATAAGCAGTTTTAGTATTACCACTTGCAGTAGCTTCAAATGCTAAATTTTTGAAATATGATGGGTATAATTTTTGCAGTTCTTCGTAAGCAGCTTTACGATTTTCTAGAGGAGAATTTTGATCCTTATACTGCTTAAAAAGTAGCGATAATGTGGTTAATTCTTCTTGAGCTGATGTAGCGCCTTTTAATTGTACTTGTTGTAATTGACCTAGAGTAGTTACATAATCATCTGCTGATTTTTTAGCATCATTAGTTGTTTTATTTGCTCTTTGCTGATATTGCTGATAAAATAATACTGCTGAACTTACAACTGACAAAGCAATACCTAAACCTGCAGGACCAATTAAAGATTGCCCTAATGCTTTTAATGCGCTGCTTGATGATCCTGTTTCTTGTTTTAATCTTTGGAATGATTCAAGTAAAGGATTTAAGTTGTTTTGTATACCAATAAATCCAAAAGGTGCATCTTGCGCAACCCTGCCTAAATTTTGCATAGCAAAGGCAGCAGAGTTTGCACCCTTGACAGTTGATCCGCCTAAAACTCCGGCAGTCTTAGATGCTTCGGCTGCAAACCCTTTTAATTTGCTTTCTGCACCCTTTAAATCTTTATCTAATTGCCCTAAAGGTGCGCCAATAGGTATTTCAATTCCTTGCATCTTCTAAGTATTTAAGCATCGCCTTATTCATTTGATCTTTGATTACATCCATGTCTGCTATCTCATCATTTTCGTAGATAAAAGCCATGAACTTTTTAAAACTAGGCATCCCTTTATTTACGTGAACTCTCATTCCGTTCCACGTTGACCAACCGATTCGCTCCCAGTCCTTTTTTTCTTTATTAAAAAAGCCTTGACACTTTAGAATGTATTGATTCCAGGTCAAGGCGTAAAAGTCTTTGGGCATCATTCCCATTTCTCCAAAAGCAAAAGTCAACACATCTTTATTCCAATTTAACTTTCCTGTTTGCTTTTTTTTTGCTCGGTTACCTCTGTATTTAATCCTAACACTCTAAATACTTCTTTAGATACTGTCAGGATAAACTCACCACCTGAGCCTCCAGAGTTATCAATCCAATCATGCACATCAAACTCCGTAAAGTCTACAATCTCGCCTTTTTTTAATATAGGGTAAGCCGATGCATGGTAAATAAACACTCTCAGGAACGGCAGTAATTGCTTACCTAACAAATCTGATAGATCAGTCACCGATGCATTAAAGTGAGTAAGCGTCTGCTCTAAAGCATAATTGCCAAAGAACATCTGCCTGTCGACCTCACCTATTTTGTACGTTAAATGTCCCTCCATTTAGTAACCAGGATATGGATCAGTTGTGGTAATATCGCCGTCACCTAGCAAAGTGCCTGTAAAGGTAATAAACTCACCCTCTGCGCCTGTAATTTCTAAAGCACTAAAGTAAGCATAGCCATACTGCTCTGAAAAGTTAGGATCTTCTGTTCCATCAGTTTTAAGTAAAGCTACTTGAAACTCGGTCAAAGTCTTTGCCCTTGCAATCGTAGATATACGATCCCATGATGCTTTAGCGGTATCGCCACCTGCGCCAACTGTATCTGTAAAAACACCCTCAAAAGGTATCTCAAAAGAATAGGTTGTTGGTTTGCGTCTGGTCACTCCAGGATCGCACTTAGTTACTGTTTCAGCAAAATCCCATGATTCGCTGATGCCGTTTGAAGTTAAACACGCTACTGGCTTCCATGCGCCACCTGTGCGTATGTAGAGCATGAATAGACTTCCTGCATAAAATTGTTCTGCTGCCATAATTAATCTCTATTTAATTTGTGTTGAAAAGTTAGTATGTATTGAAATATGTTTTCTGTTTCTGTTTCTAGTGTTACCTCATTTGTTAATAGTTGTAAGGTTTCAACATTTATAAAGTTAGACAAAGTTAAGTTAGTTACTTGAATCCTATTTTGTATTTCTTCGCTTATTACCATTGCAAAACTCAAATCGCCATTACCATTCGGGTATTTGGTTACTATCTGCACGTTTATAGTACAAATATACCAATATCCGCACTTTGTTTGTTCTTGTAATCTAGTTTGGCTTGATAATATTACATATTTAGCCGGTACATTCTTTAAAGGTGCTGATTTACTGTATACTGGAATAGTCACGCCACCAACTATTAAATTGGCTAGAGCGCTCTTATATGCGTTTAGTATTGATAAATTAGCATCTTTCATTTCTCAAATGTAATTATTTTTTTGCATTATATTTTCGTGTTTGTACTTCAAGAACTTTTCTTAAAGTTTTAGGATATTGCTGAATGCCCTCTAAGTAGCTAGGAATAAAAAAAGGCTTAGCCCCATAATCTCGCTTCCTATTTTTTTTGCCCCTAAAAGGTTCTGCTAAATATGAAAACCCATTTGGTATTATAACTCCATCGCCAGTACCAAATTCAACGTAAGCTGCATAAGGAGCATTAGAAAAAAAGAATGAACGATTATAACCTACTCTAGCAGTTGTTTTACCAATAGATAATCTTAACTGACCTTTATCTACGCTATTATTGCTTGTAACTCTTAACTGAGCCGCAGTTACCATGCCTTGCGTAGTTTCGTTAGTTACCGCAACCGCTAACCTATTAGCATCGTGACCAAAGGCAGAAATCTGAGATAGTAATTTAGAAATATTTATTTTAGCTGCCATTATTATCATCCGTGACGGATGCCAGTATCTCATAAAATCTGAATGTATCATCTACATTCCTAATTGAATGAATCGTGAAAAAATTTAACTCATACAGAATCCTCATGTCCTTAGTAGGTGCAAAGTCTTTTCTATACCGGATTGTAAACCTAAAGACCTGATTTATGACTTGTTCTTGCGCTTGTAA